CGACCCTAACATGAGAATAAAAAAAACAAGTCCTGCAAGAAGAAAGTCATTTAGAGCAAGGCATAGATGTGCTACAGCAAAAGATAAAACAACTGCAAGATATTGGTCTTGCAAGAAATGGTAAAATAGTATGGCAAAAAAAGTTAGTTGGATGTATGGAGGCAAAAGGTATTACGGAACACTTATAAGAGAAACAAAGACTCATAAGTTTGCTAGGACTAGTAGTGGTAAAACAAAAAAAATTAAGAAAAGGTAGGATATAATGGCAACAGCACCAACATATTGCACACATAGACAATTAAAAGATGTATTCCCACAAGTAGATTCATTTGACAATAAAAAGGCTTTATATGGGTGGAAAGTAGTAACAACAAATAAATATGCTGCACATAATAGTGGTTTAACAACTCAACTATTTGCTGACGGAGAAGATTTAGGAGCAGCTCAATCTGCACATACTGATTTAAATGTTGAGGGAGAATGGTTTTATAACTCTGCTGAAGATATAACTTATTACTATTCAGCAAGCGACCCAAACGACAAGTTAATGGAAGCAGGAGAAGAATTTTCTGCATTAATTACAAGAATTACAGCAAATGCAAGTAGATACCTAGATGCTAAATTAGACCCAAATTTGCCTAAAGAACAATTAAAAGACAAAGAAGGTAACTACGATTACATAATAGTTAGAACAACTGCTTTAATAGCTGCAGTATTCCTTATAAGAAGTCATGACCCAACATCAGAAGTTGCAACAGCAATGATGGAAGATGCAATGGGCAATATAGATGCTTTAAATAAGGGAGGGGCAGCGTTATCATGGCAGACAACAGGCGACTCATCAAAAGGTGTTATAAGAGATGTGGGAACTATATCAGGAGCATTAAGACCTGTAGATACAAGAGGTAGATGGGCAGGTTCTTTTGACGTAATAAAAGTTAAAATTATAGACTCAGGGGCTATAGGAACTGCAACATACTCTGTTTGGATTAAAGGAAATGATAAACTAGGAGCTAACGAGGGAAGACAAGTAGTAACAGCAAAAATAATAGATGGAGATTACCAATCTTTAGCAGGAGGTCTTGAAATAAGATTTAGTGGAAGTGCTTATAATTCTTCTGCTAGTGCAGGAGATACTTGGGAAATCGAAGTAGCAGGATGGCAAGAAGAAGTCGATAATTCTGCTATAAATTCTGTTAAAATGACTAGAGGAGGAATGGCAGTTGGTAAAAGGAAAAAGAAACTAGGATATAATGCTTAACCTAATTTGGAAAATTTAAAAAATGGCAGTAAGTTTTGACAATAATTGGAAGTTAATTTTAGATAAGTTAGAGTCTATTCTTGAAACTGAATTTAAGGGTGCTTTACCTGTTTATAGGGGAAATTCTATACCTGCAGGAGCAAATCAAGCACTTCAACTTATACCAACAGGAACAACTTTAACAGAGTATAACGCTACGTCTGAAACAAGAGAATTTACGATAGAAATAAGATTTGTATTCAATGAAGCTAATGTAAATGAAACTGCATTAGACCATATCTTAAGACAGGTTTCAAGAGTGGAAGCATTAATACACGATAATGTTGCGATGACATTATCAAATAACTCTCAAGCATTTAACTGCAGGTTTGAATCTACAGAGCTAAATGCAGATGAAGAAGAAGGTATTTATATAGTGGTATGGGATTATAAATGTCAGCATTTAGGAAATATAGGTTAAAGGAGATTAAATGAAAATAAAACTTAAAAAAGGAGTAGTTTTACCTAATAATTGGAAATCTTGTGGATGTACTGCTGATGATTGGGCAGATTTAAATGCAGGAAAATCAATAGAGGTAGCTTCTGTTCCTAGCTTAATAAAAAACAATGTAGATGTTGAAGAATCAGCATCAAAACCAAAAGAAAAAAAAGGAGATAAATAATGGCAACATCAGCTAAGGCGTTTTCTCCTAAAGAGTTTAGATGTTTTGTAATATCTGATGCAACTAATGCAGGAAGTTCAGGAATACACGATGGAAATATGCACCAATTAGATGTAGATTCTGTAGGATTTCCAAGTTTAAATGTTACACAAGCATTGGATGTTAGAAGTGGAGCAGGGCATACTCTTAAGGATGAAGATTTTTTCCAAGACAATGTAATGAGAACAGTCGAGCTTTCTTTAGCAGGAACTTTGCACAATGACACAGGTCATAAATTATTATTACAAAATATATGTAACGATGATTCAGGTGATATTGCAATATTAGCAGGACATACAGGGCTTTCACAAAAGTATGGAGCTACCCTAGATTCTGCTATTGCATCATTAACTGTAGTTATTCAACCATCTGATACAACAAATCAAAGAGGTTTAGAATTTACAGGAATGGTTGTTACTAACATGACAATTTCGGCAGATGCAGGTACAGAGGGGGGAAGATATAAATTCTCAGCTACTCTACAGTCAGGAGTAAAACCTGATTTAAATTCTACTGCAGCAGCTTCAGCTAGTACACCTTATGCAAATACTACTCATTCACTTCTTTCAAATGGAAGTGGAATTAAAGTTATGAATAGTGATGTAGTATTAAATTCATTTACAGCGACTATAGACCATCCTGCAGTATTTACAGGAGTAACAGCAACAGGATATGAGGTTGTTA